TTGCGTTGACATACTATTTGCCTCCGTTAGTCATTTTATTGTTTAATCGAAAACGCTACCCAAGTATAACCTTAGACATTTTCTCCCTTGTTTACGTCTGTGGGTACAGTCGACGGATGGACCTTTCGGCTACCCATCATTACCTACTATATAACTAGTAGATAAATTCGTACAATCTTTTTTTATAAAGGTGTACCTGGTGTTTCATCAGGGTATGCTAATTTATATAAGCTGTCCATTCTTGTAACAGCTTCTTTATGCCCTGCATGATCTCCCGATGTATACGCCGTCATAAAAGTTTTATCCCTATTATACCTAGCAATTTCTTGTTGTGCTTGGTCTGGAGTCATAGTAAAAGATCTAGCTTGAGCTGCATCTGTTTTGCCCTCTGCTATGCCTTCTCCAATCTTAGCAAATAGTTTTACAAACATCGGATTGTTTCCATTACCCGAATCTGTTAACCATTGCTTAAGATTTCCATCTCCATAGGAATCAACTGCTCTTTGAGCTAGATCGATTCGTTCATCGTAAGCTTTTCCAAACTCTTTTTTAAGAGAATTAACCCATTCAGCTGATTGCTGACTAGTACTCTCTCCTGCGAGTTCAGTTTTCTTACCTATATAATCATGGTAACCATCATATATAGCTTTAGCTTGATTAGGAGTTAAACCTGCTTTATAAGATAAGTCTTTGAATTGTGTTTCAAAAGCCTCATCATACTGCATCCCTTCAGGAAGGGAAGGTCTATCTCCAAATTGGTAACCATCTGCTTTTTCAGGTCTGCCTAATTGACTATGAAACATACTCATTTCTTCGTCAGTGGCTCCTTCTCCTGGTAAAGCAATTCTATTTTTACCAATTAGTTTTTGGCCATTTATATAACTTTTAGCCATACTGCCAACATCTTTGATGTCGGATAGTGAAGGGTCATTACGTACGTCGTCAGGAAGCCCAGATCTCCAATCTGCAGGTGCCTTTGCATCTGTAGTTGAAGCGTCCGAGCTACCCGTTAATACGGACCCAGTTTGTTCTTGATCACTCATTTATTGCCTCCTGGTTGATCATGTTTTTAAAGTCCTCAGGTTTCTTTCCTAGAAACTTGAGTATTGACACAACGATACGTCTCATCCCTTCACGATGAGCTGTTTCGTGCGAGTCGCCTGGTACATGTGTTGTATCCATAACGAATCCTGTTTTACAAAGATGAGATAATACAATTTCCCCATCTTTTGAACTAAACACTACTTTATAGTGTTCATGTAATTTTTCTAATCCTAATTTTTTATCCTTAGCCAACTTTATTTGCCTCTCTCTGAGCTAAATTAGCATCAGCAACATTTCTTCCTGCTTCACTTTCAACTTTAGCTTGTTCGGCTTCCATCATTTGTTGTTGTTGTTCTTGTCTAGCTTGTCTCTCTTGGTCAACTTGTTGTTGTTCATTTAATATCTGAGGTGGAGCATCTAATAAATGGTGGAAATATCTAAATGTTTCATCCACATTCATATTATCTAATAACTCAGGTTTCAGTTGCATTAATGGTGCCATACTTTCAAATAGTCTAGTAATGGTAAACATTTGATTTGATTTTTGAGCTTTAGCAATAGGAGATACATATTCAATTTTCATTTCCATACCTTCTAATTGACGTGGAGCTTCTGGAATTAATTGTCTTCTAGATAAAATTCTAAATACTCTATCAATCAAAGGACCTAAAAATTCAACTTGTAATCTTCCAACCATTGGACCCATAAGTCTCATTTTCTCTTCTTGTCTTGCTACAACTTCAGTAGCAGTCATATTTCCATTCTTTTGATTTTTACCTTCTGGTAGTTGCATCCAATCAACGTGGAATGCTTGTAGTATATGTTCACGTCTATTTTGAACTACATCTAATCCTAAGTCTAATCTAGCATTTGTTACTAATGGTTCTATTTTATCTTGTGTACCTGAACGATAGAAATTTAATCCACCAGGAACAGTTCTTACAGGTAATATAAACCCATCGTCAGGCACAAGTAAAGGAGGATCGGTAATTTTTTGTGCAGCTTTAATAATTGTCTTCATCATTTGATTTACCATTTTAACATCTGGTAAACAAGTCATTGATGGAGAACGTCCATAAATCTCACCAGCAACTTTTTGCCAACGAGGAACCATATATGGAAATTCATCAAAACCACCTTCTTCTAAAAGAGCTTTCTCTTCAATTAAAACATAACAAGATTTATAATTCTTCTCTGTTTTCTTTTTAAGAGGCATACCATAAGTTTCAGATGGCTCAACTGCATGTATAACATCAAATTCTCTATAAGGATCTTTTTCAGAAATTTTAACTACATTTTCAGGAACTGCTTCTCCAAATCTTTCTATAAGTTGTCGTCCTGTTCTTTTATATTTTCTATATAATGTATCAACTACACCTGCATCATTTTCTTGTATAAAACAATCAGCTAAGTGATAAGTTCTAAATGATATAGGAGCTCCGGCTTTATCTTGAACCATCATAACACCTGTACCAAATGAACCTAAATCTAAATATAGTTCGTGTGCTTGGGAATTGAAATTTGTTTCTGGAATATTAAAAACTCTATCATATAAGATATTAGTGACTGTATCTAGCCATGTTTTAATCTCTAATTCTCTGTTTAAATGATCATCAAAAGTTTTTAATACAAACCATCTTTGAGAAGGTGAAGTTAAAAAGCTGTGAAGACCTGAGGCTAAATTTTCGTTAGCTAATGGAGCTGTTGTATCAAATATTTTTTCGTATCTATTTGTATTACCTCTATAACGAATTGTAGAAAAGTCTCCTCTGTTAGGATTAACATATTCTGCACAATCCTGCCATAGGTTTTCCCACGGAGTTCTAAATGACTTTAGAGACTCCTGTTTAGAAATAATTTTAGTTACTAAATCTCCGTACATTAATTACTGTCCTAATAAAGTTTTTTTAGCTATTTCAGCTTCTTCATCAATACCTTGCCCAGACGTTAATATAGTTTTTCTTCGACTATATCTTTGTCTTTCCTTTTTCCTCGCATCCAATCCTGCATCTGGCGTTGGCGCCGGTGCTGGAGGTGGCGGAGGAGGTGGTGGTGGACTTGGTCTTCTAAAAATGCCTCCCATTTACCCTCCTAATACACTATATTCGTTGTCAGCAAAAGTTGGGAGCTGTTGCTTATTAATTGTTAAATCCCTTGTTCCCAATGCAAGGTACCTAAATGCATCTGCGGCATGACTAGTCCAGTCGTGTAAAGGTTTATCCCTATACACTTTACGCTTTTCATCGTAATCTTTCCGGTATTGCCGCAAAGCCTCAACCAGTATATTACACTTTTTTGAATCGAAATAACACCTAGAAAGTATCGTTCTTGCAGCTTCTATTCCATCTTCAATAAGTATGTGCGGACAAACATGGAACCGTAATCCTAGGTCTCTGGCTACTTCAAATCTTGACTTACCTGTCCCCATTTCTCTAACTTTAATATCATGAGGAGCTATATGCTTTCCATATACATAATCTTTATCTCTTAAAACTTTAACATAATGAGGGATTCCTTCTCCTTGATTTTCATAATAGTCTATAATCCTGTATTCTTTACCAAATTGTTGAAAGAAAATAATAGCTGTAGAATCACCCATACCTAAGTCCCACGCTGTATGAACTTCTAATCTAGGTTCATAAGGAACTTCTTTTATTCGATCCTCAGCTAAAGCTTTAGCCATTAAGGTACCATAATATGAACCAACTAATGGTGCATCAAAACTACAATAAAATTCTTGCTGGATTAATTCATCAGGCATACCTGCTGAACGTTCATCTTCTATAGCTTCTGGAGGAACTGCTGCTGTATCATCTACAGTTAATCGTTCACAAAACCATCGTTTGTTTCCATTAGCCATATTAAACATGTCATATCCGTGATTTCGACCTCTCGCGGTGTAAATAAAAACCGCCCATCCTCCATTCTCAGCCAAGATGGGACGAACGAGATCCCAGGCCCTCGGATCCTGAAGACTGTATTCTGAGAAGATGACTCCAACGGGGTTTGATCCCACCAAGCGGTCAACGTTATCTGTTCCAACAACCTGGTAAATGGAACCATTCTTAAGTTCAAGTCGCATATCCGTGTTGTTGATTGAAGACCAAAGTTCTTTGGGGAAGTGATCTAGAAACCCTCTTCCTGTTTTTGTCATGCCATCCCATACAATTTTTCTCCCTTGGTTATAGGTAGGTAATAAATGCCAATATAAACCTTTTCTTTTTAAGGCAGCTGTAACACACCAGTTAACTGATAGCAAGTCTTTACCTGCTCTTCTATGCCATACAGCAACTGCACGTTTACCGCCTTTTTCTAAAAAGTTCCAAAGGCCTTTTTGATAAACACGCGGTCGCCAATCATTTGGGACCGTAATTTCCATACTTATTTTTCTTTTTCTTCTTCGTCTTTAGCAAATTGAAGTACGTTAACATTTAATCCACCATCTACTAAAGCATCCATTTCTACTGCTCTTCGTTTAGGTGCAACATATTGTGCTAATTCTTTATTTGCTTGAAATCTTAATTCAGGTGTATTGCTAGTATCCATAGAAATATTTGCTAATGCTTCTATTGGGTCACAACCTAACTGATCTAACTTTGCTTGAACAGCTTTAGATTTTTCTCCTAATGAACCTTTAGGTCTTCCTGCTCCATCTCTATGGCCTCCTGCTCCTTGTGTACTCATTAGAATATAATAGCTCCTAATATAAATGCAACTATTATAGCTGCAGTTAAATATTTACTCTTTAGACAGCAGTTCAGATACTGTTGGCTTAGTAGTTTTATTTTCTCGAACATAATCTTCCTCCAATGTTTCAAATGTTGCCACTTGATTATCTGTCAGTGTTACTTGTTTCCTTGCCTCCGGATAAGTTGGAGCTTCTAGAAACATTACACGTACATTCGCCATCAAGTCTGGCTTTTCCATTATACGTACTTTCCACTGCATTGTATACTATATACTTTGTTTTTTAATCGGATCACACCAAAATCTTACAGATAAGCGTGAATCTTTTGGAATTAGTGGGTATTCTCTTATATGCATTTCTGATGCACGTTGATAACCTGCGATAGCACATTCATTATGAGTTTCAAATATTTGTATTTTTACGGGATCTTTGCACGAGTGCTGCGCACCTCCGACCACGACACATGCTTGTAGTACTAGTCCATAGATGAAATTCATAAGTTACTTATATAGCAGTTTATATTATTAGTATATTGTATTTATTGACCTCCACAGTCGGTTTAGTAATTTTTTTTCTATTTATCTTCTACTATAGTGTCACTTTATTGTTTATCCGTTTGCTATTTCTATTTATCCGTTAGCAAAATGGCTCCCTACCAGAGTACGCAACATGCATGCATGTTTTTCGTAGACGTGGATGCGCGGGCCCGGGCCGTAATATTACGAAATATTTCGCGGGAGAAAAAACGTTTTTCTTTATGGCAATTATTCACGCGCTCCTGCCCTTTTATCTTAATTTGACAGGGAGAGAGTAGAAATGATTATATAAAAAAAATATAATCGTTGATTTAATAAAATGGAGTAACAAATGAAAAAATCTAACAGATTTTATTCATTCACTCTAGATGAATCAACTCTGAAGCAGAAGTTAACACCTCAAATTACTCAAATTTTTGATGTAATTTTGAAAAGTGGTAACTCTGAGTTCGCCGAAGCTGATTTGAAAAAATTGGTTGAACAAGCGAAAAAAGACGGGAATTTAAAAACTCGTCAATCTAGTTGGAGAATTTTCTCTTACTATCGCGCGAACATGATTTCTGATGGATTTCTACACATGAAATCTGAAGAAATTACTCCAGAAGTTGAGACGTCGCAAGCTGTGAATGCATAAAAATAAGAAGCGGGTGGGCGAAAGCTCACTCGCTTTTTTTGTAAAGCTACGATATGTCTGAGACTGATGTAGTAAAACTACGATCGGAATAATGTATTCTCGTTCAATTTATCTGTTCCCTGAATGAAATTTTAAAATTATAATATATAAAGAAATAACAAAAGGAGACTTCGATGATAAATAAAGTGATCTACTCACTAAATCATCTCGTTGGTGGTACGATTACCAAAGAGATTACAACAAAAGATATTAATGACGAAGATTGTGAAGGTTTTCAAGTTGTTAATAACGGAAAAACATACAACTGTTCAATTCTAGGTGATGAAGAAGGTAATTATCCTGGTAGTTTAGAAATAACGGATGTATCATGAAAATAAAAGTTGTTGCGATTATTGATACTGGAGATGATAATGATAATATAGTATACGACGGATTATCTATGGAGAATTCTGTTGGATTACTAGGAACAGTTATTGATTATGATGTAGAATACAAAACAAAAGAAACGGAGGCGAAATGTCGCACTTCTTAGGACGAGTAGTAAAACTAATTAAGGAGCATAAATCTACGTCTGATAATGAAAAACAGCAATTAGACAGATTTGAAGAACATGTACAATTATTTATAAAGATGGAGACAATTCTAACGCAACCCGATCCAAAAGAAACTGATGTAGAAAAGAAAGAACGGATAGAACGAGACAACGCTAATATACAAAGAGTTGATGCACAAACGAAAAAGTATTTCTAATACTATAAGGGAATTTTTAAACTTTTTTTTAAAAAAAACAAGCTAAAGTTACCAATATACCAATAACTATACTAAGCAGATGCCAAAAAACCATTGGTATTCTTACTTAATCTTCATTATTGGTCTTATATATTAGGGCTCACGGAATTATTGGACCGTTAATAATATTCCGTTTTAAACGGGTTATATTCATGATATATCTAGAAATATATTAATTATGAGGTAAAAAATGAAAGAATATCTATTTTATCTAGCTATAATTGGTATACCTGTAGCTTTTATGTTCTTCTTAGGATATATTGGCTACTTGATTCGTTAAACAAACAGAGAGGACAAAGCGTATGGTCGCAAACGTAGAAACAATGGCTTATGCTGGACAAGTTCCTTGGCACGGTCTCGGACACAAAGTCGGAGAGGATGTAACTCCTGAACAAATGGAGTTAGTTGCTGGTTTGGATTGGAAAGTCGATAAAGTTCCATTTCAGAACCCAGTTACGGGTGAAAAATCCGATTCTTATTTCGTCTTAGTTCGTGATTCGGATGGTAAGGAGTTAAGTCCATGTGGTCATCAGTACGTTCCTGTGCAGAACAGACAAGCGCTTGGATTCTTTAAAAAGTTCACAGAATCGGGGGATATGACTCTCGAAACTGCGGGTTCACTTGACGGGGGACGTAGAATATTCGTATTAGCGAAGACTTCTGAGTCATTCTCCATTAAGGGAAAGGATAAAGTAGATTCATATCTGCTTTGTTATCACCCGCATATTTGGGGTCAGTCGTTAAAGATCCTGTGGACTCCTATTCGTGTCGTATGTCAGAATACTTTGACGATGGCACTGGATAGCGGTAGATCCGAGTTCCGAATGCCACACATTCAGGAATTTGATGCTAACGTTCAGTTTAGAGCTGAACACGCACTCGGATTGGCTCACAACAGAATGGAAACATTCAAAGAGCAAGCTGAACTATTATCTTCCAAAGAGTACACAGACAAAGAGCTGTGGAAATATTGGATTATGTTGTTTCAGCCATCTCTTAAAAACGAGCCGAATCCAACGCCTGAAATGTTTAATCGAACCATGGAATATTTGAGTAACGTTATTCTTACTCAACCGGGTTCGACGATCGCGAGAAATACTTGGTGGCAAGCTTTAAATGCTGTCACTTATTATCTCGATCACCAATCAGGACGAGACAGGGATGCCACGATGACATCAGTATGGCTAGGTCAAAAAGCCGCGTTAAAGAGACGCGCATTAGAGTCTGCTGTGCAATTAGCACAACAGTAATATAGAGTTAGAAGGGGATCTTCGGGTCCCCTTTTAAATGAAAGGAATTATGGCAGAATTATGTTATACGATATTTATTTACGATGACATGTGGATTACATGGATAGGCGCAATATTTGGGTTTATCGTACTATCGTGTCAAAAATCGTAACTATTGGCGCTCCATAGGAGACCATAGATTAACGATTTAATACTTTTATGATAGATACTATGGACCAAATTATTCCGTTATATTAACATTTAATCCGTTTAAAACGGAATTAAACTATGATACTATAATAATAGAAAGAGAGAAGAACCATGGAAAAACAATATATCATACTTGAGCCTGGACTTACTTACTTAAGAAAAGAGCAAGTTGTTACAGA